CTAAATATATAGACAGCAAAGATGCTGTTTACACATAGACATTAACACACAAGGAGAATAATATGTCAAATTTTGAAACACCAAAGCTACCAGAAGTTAAATTTAACAAGAACGGCTACGAAATCCGCACAGACATCTTGGGCATGGCCAAGAGTATGGTAACAGAAGACTTCCACTCTAAATTCCAAGGTTGGGAAATGACCGCACAGCGTGATGAAAAGACTGGACAGATTGTCAGTACAGTGACCATGCCACAGTTCCCAGGGCTTGAAAAAGTTCTAGAAACAGCTGAAAAGATGTATAGTTTTGTTAATCAAGGCGTTGCATCTGCTACTAAAGCAACTGTAAAGAAATAATATAATAATAATATTAGGGCCTAGCCCAAAAATAATATAGTAAGTAATAAAAAAGGACCTTCGGGTCCTTTTTTTATAGTGGCTTGCTTTTTAAGTATTCCGGATAGCGTTTGTTAAAATTACGCATGATAACTCCGGCGATTTCGTGTGCTTGATTTTCGTGGGGACTGCCAGTCTCTCCACTGTCTGGATTGAGTTCACCATTCATATTCTGTTTAAAATGAACTAGTTCGTGTGCTACTGTACGCAAGATATCTACAGGATGACGATTAGCCAGTGCAACGGCCAGCATATTATCATCCGGAGAATACATACCAAAGCTGGGTTGATCGCCTGTGTTTAAGTCCGGGGCAAAACGCATCTTAGGAAGACTGTCTACTTCTAAGACTTCCATGGCTAATGGTAGAAACTTTTTAAACATTTCTACAACATTGGCATTTTCTTGTGGACCTTCAACGATAAACTGACTTGCTCTCATAGCAGTATTTAGCGTCTCACAAAGTGATAATCTCCGTCTGGTCCGTTATTGCTAAAAATACCCTGACAATCAAAACCTTGTTCATCCATATAGGCAATGACTTCATCTTTCAACGGTGCACCTTTATTATACTCTACAACCTGTAGTTCTAGGATAACGTGTTTTACGTCTGCTAGGGTTTCTACAGCACCTTTGAGTACATCAAGTTCTGCACCCTGTACATCCATTTTAACAAAGTCTGGTTTAGGGAATCTTTTAAGATTTGACACAGCATCAACTGTGACTGTTTTTAACTTACGCTTATGAGTATCATTGAAGTAGTTTACAGTATCTGGGTTAACTACTTCGTTTTCTTTATAGTAGCTGTTGCCACCTGGGTGAATATCGTTTTGATAAAATTCAACTTCTTTACCAGTCTCATTGCTTAGTACGCCTATGTGATATTTCATGTTCCGTTCTTGATACAAGAACTCTGTACTATCCATAGCTTCAAAAGCTACTATCTCTGCATCGGGCCAAATGCGTGAAGCTTCGTTGGTCCAGTGTAATACACAGGCTCCGATGTCGTAGATTACTTTAGGTTCAAGGCCGGCAGCTTTTAATCCGGCAAGATAATCTACGTGACTTCTAGGAATCAAACGTTGGCTGCCTAGTTCCCTTAGTCTAGCTTGAATGTTGGCTATTGGAGAGGTATCAATAACAGGAATGTTATTATCAACATTAAAAGTAAAACTTCCTGTGTGTTGGCATTGTATGGTTGTATCAGCCCAAATCTTAAAACCTTTTTCTAAGGCTTTACGGCAAAAGTCAACATCTTCCGAAACAGTGTCTTTGTGATTAATAGCACTATAATATTTAAACTGTGGGTAACCTATGGATTTGAATACTTCTGCTTTAACCAGCACACAGCCAAACCCGCAGCCTGCAATTTCAACTAGGCCCCTGTCTTTAATTTTGCCGTAGGGTATATTGGTAACTCCGCCGCGATCAGTTTGCTCGTAGACCTCAAGTATATGCAGTCCGGGCTTGCGTTGTATATACAAGCCGCTTACTACATCTTGATCATGTGCTAGTAGTTTCTTTAGTGTATCTTTAGGAAAAGCAATGTCGCTGTCTACACTGAATAAGTAATCAAATCCATTGACTACCCAATCTGCTATCAAGTTACGAACTTGATCTATGTTGTAGCCATAGAAGAATTGAAACGTAGTTTCATATCCTTCAGGTACCTCTAAATCATAGATAGCCTTGAATGTATCAGGTTCTATGTTACGGGCTGTAGGGATTCCTATCAGTATCTTTTTTTTTGATGTAGGCATTTTAATTATTTCTCTAGCGTTTCGATTTTGTTCTTCGGCATTAACTTTATAATCATTTAATGGGTTTATGTCGTTGTAATTGTAAACAATTTCTTGTAGACATTTTACTTTATTAGGATCAGCCTGTTCTATCAATGCATAAAACACGCTGCCGTCTCCCCCAGCTTTGAACCAATTACCGTTAGGATCTTTGAACGAGTTGTCATCGCAACTGTCTATTAATTTTTTCTTAAATGTTCGTAAGTGCGTATAGGGCAATATCCAATTAAAATGATGATTCCTATAATCTCTATTATCTTTAACAGCTTTTGGATAAGGTTGACTGATTAGAGGAATATCATCAACCATGCTCCAACATGATCCATAAGTAAATTCTGTAGTACCATCATAGATATTGTTATAATATGAAAATATTGTATTATCATTGGTAAGACTATCGTCCCCGTCTAGAATTATAACAATAGATTCTATATCTTGTAGTGATCTAAATACTGAGATTTGATTTTGTACAGCTCCAACATTCACAGTATTTTTAATAATACGGAATTTATCTTTAATATTATTAGGGAATCTATCTAATGTATCTACAATAACTTCTAATGTATTGTCGGTACTAGCATCATCGACTAGATAGTGTACATAATTGTCGTAATCTTGTGTGGCAACACTTTCTATACAACGAGAAATGTAATTAGCACAATTATAAAATGTACTTACTATTACAATAGGTTGTTCATTACCTGCTTTATAATCTTCTAATTCAACAGTGTTATGCCACTTACGTTCATATATCTTGTGCAATCTGCGATTAATTTTACTAACAGTTCTATATTCTTCTCTAGTTAGATATTTATCTGTTTCTTTATAGAAATGTTGTTTCCATTGTAGGGCCACGCTGTCCCAACCTGCTATATCTTTAACTATGTTACAGTAGTATTGCTTCTGTTGATGCAGGTAAGGATTACGATAGGCTTCGACTGTAGTTTTAACAAATTCTTCTACCTGGTGAGGAACACTGATATTAGGAAATAACCCATTAGGTTCAATAGCATAATCAATTAGATAAGATGCACCCGGAATAGCGATTTCTTCTAGGGCACCGAACCTGCAGGTAATCAGCGGTGTATTATAACATAGGCTTTCCATACTGCTTATGCCAAACGTTTCTGGAAATGCAGCAGGATATATAGTAAAATTGGCCTGTGTAAGAATATCTGCAATTTCTTTCTGTGATATAACACCAGTAAATTCAATGTCTAATTTGGCCAACTCGGGATCATTGGCCATTTGTCTCCAATCTTTCTCTTGTTGGTCGGGTTCTGAATTATTACTAAATCTATAATAGCCGCCAATAACTTTTAACTCGGCTTCGGGTATATGGCGTTTAACGTGCGGCCAAATATTTTTAACCAGAGGGATCATTCCCTTGGTCACGCTGGCATTATAAACAAACAAATTTTTATTCTTGGCACTGATATCCACTTCTTTGTTATAGATGCGTACACCGTTACGTGTGATAAAAAGTTTTGATTTAAGTACTTCAAAGTTTCTGCGGCGGCCGTGATCGCAGTTAGCTACATAGGTTAGATGGAAATCACTGAGTGTAAAGATGTCAGTGATTCTATCAGCAACAGCAAGTTCTTCTATGAGATTATCGCCTAAACAGAAAGTATCATGCATCCATAATACTCTCATTTTTGCTTTGCTGATAATTCTATCATATAAATTCATAGAAGCAAATGGTATCGCTCTATTGTCATTTAATCTAGAATAATCTGCTGGGTCAGTGAATGGGATTATAGTACGACTGCTTATTACAATGTCAAACTCATGAGGTCCTGACAGGTCTGTTAACGGCCTGTATAAGACTCCTTCATAAGTTCCGGGATGTGCAT